GATTACCGTCAACCCCACTGATATCATCAATACAAAAAACTTGTGTAAGATCACACTATTTTTAAATCAGAAATACGGTGCGGAATGACGGATCCAATGGTTACCTGATCGACGGTCAGTGCTGGTATGACGACAGTGTTAACACCAAGGACACCCTGAAAGCAGGCAAACTGTTCATTGATTACAACTACACGCCGATCCCGCCATTGGAAAACCTGCTGTTGCGCCAGCGCATCACTGACCAGTACCTGATGAATTTCGCCAACAGCATTAACAGCTAAGGGGCTACTCGTGGCATTACCTCGTAAACTCAAATACCTGAATTTGTTCAATGATGGCAATAATTACATCGGTGTTGTGGAAGAAATGACGCTTCCTAAACTGAGCCGTAAGCTCGAAGCCTATCGCGGCGGTGGCATGAATGGTACCGCCTCGGTGGACTTGGGGCTGGATGATGGCGCACTGGATACCGAATTTACCTTGGGCGGCGTGGAAGCCCAACTTTACCGCCAATGGGGCATTGAGAAAGTGGACGGTGTTTCTCTGCGCTTTAACGGCTCCTTTCAGCGTGATGATACCAGGGAAGTGATTGCGGTCGAAGTCGTGATGCGTGGCCGCTTTTCGGAGTTTGACCACGGCAGCTATAAACAGGGCGACAACAGCCAGACCAAAGTCAGCGCCAAAAACACCTACTTCAAACTGACGTGGGACGGAGAAGTCCTGATCGAAATCGACACCGTTAATATGGTGGAAATCGTTGGTGGTGTTGACCGTCTGGAAGCCCACCGACGCGCCATCGGTTTGTAACAATTGAACGCTTATCATCTATAAATCACTATAGGAACATTCACCATGATTGAACAAACCCCTGTTGCCCAGCCGGAACACGCTACAGTGACACTGGAAGAACCTATTACCCGTGGTGCAACCACCATCAGCGACGTCGTTGTGCGTAAGCCCAACAGTGGCGCACTGCGTGGTGTCCGCTTGCAGGCCCTGATGGAAATGGACGTTGATTCTATGATGTTGGTGTTGCCTCGTGTCACCGCGCCGGCACTGACCAAAAATGATTTGTTGCTGATGTCGCCAGGTGATCTGATTAACCTCAGCATTGAGGTGGTCAATTTTTTGCTGCCGAAGTCGGTGAAGTCCGATTTCCAGCATCAATAACCGTTGATGAACTGGTGGCAGATATTGCCACCGTGTTTCACTGGTCGCCTGCTGTGGCAACTGAGATGGGCCTGCCTGAATTGTTGGCATGGCGTTACCGGGCCATGAAACGGAGTGGGGCCGATAATGAGTGACCGAAACTTACGCCTGCAAGTTATCTTGAATGCCGTTGATAAAATTACCCGCCCGTTCAAGAGTGCGCAGGTGTCCAACAAAAGGCTGGCTGAAACCCTTCGCCAGTCGCGCCAGCAGCTCAGGGAGCTAAACCAGCAGGCTGGCCGGATTGATGGTTTTCGCAAGGTAAAGCGCCAATTGCTAGAAACCCGGCAGGCTTACCGCAGCGCTACCGAGCGTGTGGCAGCACTGAACTGTGAAATTAACGCCAGTCAGAACCCGACACAGGCCCAAATCAACCAGCTACAGCGGGCAAAAAACGCAGCTAGGCAGTTCGAGGAAAAAAATCAATCCCTGAGTCAGTCCCTGCAACGTCAGCGTGATGCCTTGTGCGCCAGCGGTATCTCAACTAACCAGCTTGGACAGGCGCAGAGACGGATAAACGCGGACATCAACCACACAACCAGTATGCTCCAGCAACAGGAGCAGCAGCTTGGGCGTTTGAGACAGCAGGAACAACGGTTGGCTAATACCCGCTCTCGCTACCAAAAAATGAAAGATGTGCGTAACCAAATGACGGCAACCGGTGCTGCGGCAACGGCAGCGGGTGTTGGTGCGCTCTATGGCGCTAAACGGGTGATGATGCCGGGTTATGACTTTGACGTGGGGATGTCGAAGGTGCAAGCGCTGACCCGTTTGGATAAGCATTCTCCCGAACTAAAAAAATTGCAGGAGCAGGCGCGGCACTTAGGCGCAACAACGGCATTCTCCGCGAATCAGGTCGCGCAGGGACAGAGTTTTTATGCAATGGCCGGCTTTACTCCAGACCAGATACGATCAGCCATGCCTGGTACATTGGCGATGTCATTGGCGGGTGATACCGATTTGGCCGCGACGGCGGACATTGGTTCCAATATCCTGACGGGTTTTAAGCTGAAATCCGAAGAAATGGAACGGGTGAGTGATGTACTAGTGGGTGCCTTTACTCGTTCTAACACTAATCTGATGATGCTGGGTGACACCATGAAGTATGTTGCCCCTGTAGCGGCAGGCTTAGGGGTTGATATTGAAACCGCCGCTGCGGCGACGGGTAAACTCGGTGATGCCGGTATTCAGGGTAGTATGGCGGGTACCTCCCTAAGATCCATTTTAGGACGACTGGCTGAACCGCCCGCCACCGCAGCGAAAGCGTTGGCAAAACTGAACATTCAGACTAAGGATGCCAAGGGCAATCTCCGCGCTTTGCCGGATATTCTGACTGAGCTGGACAAGAAAACTACCAAAATGGGTAACGCCCAGCGTGCCGGCATTTTCAAAGCTATTGCCGGGGAGGAAGCCTTTTCCGCTCTGTCGGTATTGGCTGAAAGAGCCGGTACGGGGGAATTACAGAAACTCATCAAAGAATTGAAGAACGCCCAAGGTGAGGCCAAAAAGGTCGCCGATACTATGACTAATAACCTTGACGGCGACATGAAAAGTCTGTCATCGGCATGGGAAGATATCGGTATTCAAATCTTTGGCGGTGTGGACAGTCCCCTGCGTGGGATCACCCAGCGTATCACCAAAATTATCAGCAAGACGGGCGAATGGATGAAAGCCAACCCTGAACTAACCAAAACGTTAACGATGGTGAGTATCGGGCTGGGTATCATTTTGACGGTTTTTGGTGCGATTACGCTGGCATTGGTTGCTTTGTTGGGGCCACTGGCAATCGTTAAATTTGGCTTGTCAGTATTGGGTATCAAGGGAACCGGCTCAATGCTACATCTTGGTAAAGTGTTTTCCTATCTTGGGAAAATGGTGATGTGGCTGGGGCATATTATGTGGACAAACCCCATTTTAGCGGTTATCGGCTTGATTGCCTTGGGCGCTTACCTGATCTGGCAGAACTGGGACAAACTTGGCCCGTGGTTCCAGAACTTATGGAACAACATTTCAAACTATGTTTCTACCACATGGGAAAATATCAAGCGCCGGGCATCAGTCAAATGGAATGAGTTGGTCACTGACACGAAAAAAATCCCGTCCGAATTTAAGAGGATTGGCTGTGAATTTGTCGAAAATCTTAAGGCAGGCATTGAAGAAAAATGGGAATCCTTGAAAAAGAAATTCTCCGAACTAGGCAAGATGGTTAAAGACGCCTTGACTCCCGACTTTATGCGGGAAGAAAACCAAGATCCCAAGCAAAAGGCTGCATTGAATGCTTATAAGGAAGCTACCGGTTCTATTGGCGGCATATTGGCTGGTGGATTCGATAAAGGTGGTTACATCCCGATGGGCAAGATTGGCATTGTGGGGGAATATGGCCCAGAGATCATCAACGGCCCTGCTCGCGTCACCAGCCGCCGTCAAACAGCTGCATTGGCGGCAATTGCGGCACTATCGATGGGTTCAGCCTCGCCAGTCAGCGCCCAAAATGCCCCGTTGCACCCGTACAGCCTGCCTGCGTCACAGTATCAAACACCGGCTGTTTCGGTCACTAACCAGATCCAGGGCAGCGAACGATCTGTTTATGAAATTCATATACACGCCTCCCCCGTACAATCTGCTCAGGATATTGCACAGGCAGTGGCGCGTGAACTGGATCGCCGCGAACAGCAACAGCGTGCCCGCGCCCGTAGCTCATTTTCTGATAGCGAGGACTTTTATTCATGATGGCTGCACTGGGTTTATTTGTCTTTATGTTGAAAACCACACCATACCAGAGCCTGCAACACCAACAATCATGGCGCTATGGGTTTAACAATCGGGTGGGTGCCCGTCCTGTTTTCCAGTTTATGGGGCCAAATAACGATACTATTACACTGTCCGGTGCCCTGTACCCTGAAATCACCGGCGGCCGGTTGTCCTTGCTGGCCCTGCAATTGATGGCTGAGAGTGGCAAGGCATGGTCATTTCTGGATGGCAGCGGCACGATTTACGGCATGTTTATTATTGAAAGTATCGACCAGACCAAAAGTGAATTTTTTACCGACGGTACCGCCCGTAAAATTGACTTTACCGTCACGTTGCGCCGTGTGGATGACAATTTAGGGGAGATGTTCGGCGACCTTCGCACCCAAATGACTGACTTGAAAACCCGTGTCACACACAAATTGGGCGGGCTATTTTCATGATTTCTTTACCTGATATGCTAAAACTAGATTGGGTAACCGGCAAAACTAATACAGCTGTGTATGTTCTCAGTGCTGGTGACAAAAATGTCAATGCCCGCATTCAGTCACGGTTGATTTCCCTGAATCTAACCGACAATCGGGGTTTTGAGGCTGACCAGTTGGATATTGAACTGAATGATAGCGATGGTCTGTTATCTCTGCCTCGTCGTGGGACGGAGTTATCTCTGCATCTGGGCTGGCAGGGGGAATCACTGATCCACAAAGGTAAATTTATTGTGGATGAAATCGAATACAGTGGTGCGCCGGACAAGATAATCATCCGTGCCCGCAGTGCAGATTTTCGGGCGACGCTTAATATCAATCGCGAGGTGGCTTATCACCAGAAAACGATCAGCGATATTGTGCACACTATTGCCGTGCGTAACGATTTGACGCCGAAAGTGGACAAAATGCTAGCCAACATCATCCTCAGTCATATTGACCAGACCGGCGAATCCGACTGCAATTTTCTAACCCGGTTGGCAAAACAGGAGGGGGCCATTGCCATGATCAAGAATGGCTATTTGCTTTTTATCCGACAGGGGCAGAACAAAGCCGCCAGCGGGCAGTCCCTGCCTTCGGTTATCATTACCCGGCAATCTGGAGACGATCACCGTTTTTCATTGGCTGACCGGGGCGCTTATACCGGCGTTTCCGCCAGTTGGCTTAATACTCGTAATCCGAGGAAAAAAGAGAACATCACTGTCAAACGCAAGCGAAGTAAGACTAATCCGCAGCAAGAAAAGAAAAAACAGGACCATTATCTGGTTGGCAGTGAGGGTAACGTTTTTGTGATGAAGCACATCTATGCTAACAAGGCCAATGCCGAACGTGCAGCTAAAGCAGAATGGGAGAAAATTCAGTGCGGTGTGGCGTCATTCTCTATTCGACTGGCGAAGGGAAGGCCAGAGCTGTTCCCTGAAATGAAAGTCAGGGTGAGTGGCTTCAAGCCCGAAATCGACGCGGCAGACTGGACGCTGGTAACTGTCACACACACCCTGAATGACAGTGGATTAACGTCATCCTTGCAATTGGAAGTGAAAATTTCTGATTCAGATATGATATAGTTGCTTTAGTGCCAGTTTCAGCTATGGCAACCTGTTTGTTGAGGTACTCGCGTTATGATGAGATGCCCCTTATGCGGTCATGCCGCCCACACCCGTAGCAGTTTTGAACACACGCCCCAAACTAAGGAACGTTACAACCAGTGCCAGAATATTAATTGTGGCTCAACGTTTGTTAGTCATGAAACCTTTGTTCGGTTCGTCACCAAGCCGACATTGATTGAAGCGGTTCCGCCGCATCCTGATAGTGGACAGCAGACCGTGCTGGTATTCTGATCGAATAGGTGCCGATGAGTAAATAATTAAAAAAAGCGTTCCATTATTCATCGTGGGGCGCTTTTTTATGTGAGAATATTTTTCTGAGAGGAACTTAGATGCTGTGAGGAGAAGGCTTATGTCATGACGGTCTCAAACTATTTTCAATTTCTAGGAACATATCTGTGGTTCACTAAAATCTGATGAATAGCCAAAACAACATCAGAAAAATCATCATCTACGATATAAAAATAGCATTCAGGAACGTTTAACACCTTGGAGAACGCACACATTGTTTCAAAGGTTGGCTGATGAGTTCCATTTTCATACTGTGACACTCTCGCTCGTGCTGACTTTTCATCTATGCCAGCCGCAATTCCGAGTTTTTCTTGCGTGATATTTGCACGTAAACGAGCGGCTTTTAAGCGTTTGTTAATCATAAAGTTAACCGTCAGTTATTAGAAATATAGCTGACGATATATGTAACACTTCTTAGTACTTTTTTTGTCAAAACTTACTTAACAATAGTCTTAATGTTTAATTTGTTATTTATGATAATTAAAGATTTAATTGCTATATATTTTATTTAATCTGGTTTGTTTTTGCAAAAATGGCTTGTGTATAAATTTTTTGGCAAGGTGAAGTGGCATGAAGATTAGTTACCAAAAACGAATATTTTTGATACTTGAGCACGTTATTTTAGCTATGAACATGTAAAGTCAAATCATTAACGATAGTCACATATATTTTCTTTAAGAATGTTGACGGAATGTTTAGCATCTCTTAACATGAATCGTGTTAAGGAATTCTTAGCAGAAAAATTAAAGGAATCGAAAGGAAGACTATCATGAATAAAACAATCTCTGGTGACTGGCATCCAGCAGATATTATTGCAGCTCTAAAGAAACAGGGAACAAATCTTTCAGCCGTATCACGTAAAGCGGGATTAGCGTCATCCACATTAAGTAACGCACTATATCGCCCGTGGCCAAAAGGAGAAAATCTGATTGCTACCGAACTGGGGTTACATCCATCTGATATTTGGCCATCGCGTGGAAGGTAGAAAAGGGTGAACTCAAGCCAATGGCGCTGGGTACGGTTAGCGCCATTATTGGGTGTCAGTGCTATCTTAAACAGTATTCAATTTTTAGAAGTGTGTTTGTAATTCACTAAAATCTGATGAATAGACAAAACAACATCAGAAAAATCATCATCTACAATATAAAAATAGCATTCAGGAACGTTTAATACCTTGGAAAACGCACACATTGTTTCAAAGGTTGGCTGATGAGTTCCATTTTCATACTGTGATACTCTCGCTCGTGCTGACTTTTCATCTATGCCAGCCGCAATCCCTAGTTTTTCTTGCGTGATCTTTGCACGCAAACGAGCGGCTTTTAAGCGTTTGTTAATCATAAAATTAACCGTCAGTTATTAAAGGTGTAGTTGACGATATATGTAACATTTCTTAATGTTTTTTTTGTCAAAACTTACTTAACAAAAATCATATAGTGTTAACGACACTAACAGTAATCATTTAGCTATTAAAGAGTATTATAGTGTTTAGTAACTTTGCTAAAGAATTTGCTAGGTAAGTACCACATTACGCACATTTAAGGGACATCTCAGGATTCGGAAAATAAAGCACGTTAATTCGGCAACAGTGGTCGTAGTGGTCTATGCTGTTGCGCCAGAGGTAATCCCCAGCTGGGTTGATATGCTCCTACCCCAGCGATAACAGATACTGCAATAGTGACTTATCGAGGGTACTTTCCTGTTCGGCCTTGATAAATGAAGATGGTTCAACCGTAAAGGTGGTCGTCGCCAACTGACGTGGAAAAAGCTGAATCTGATCCTGAAAATGTGTGGGGGTTCTGATCTGTTGGGAGCCGGATGCGGTAGTTCCGCACGTCCGGTTCTAAGGAGGGGTCCGTCCGGGTAACCGGCGGGTCTACTCAACTCAAGCCCCAATTAACAAACTTTAAGAAGCGAAAAACGACGTCATTGTTTGACATCATAATGGGACCAAAATAGAATGATATCATCAAATGACGTCAATGGGATGAAAGATGATTAAGGTTAAAGAGCTGAGTTCAAAGCACCGCAAGACCCTTGCGGATGTGCTGACCATCCCGCCGAAATCCGGCATAAAATGGGATGATGTAGTCAGCCTGATTAACAAACTGGGGGGGAAGATCAAGAACGGCAACGGATCACGCCGGAAGTTTATCCTCATGGGCTCAGTCTATCAGACTCATCAACCTCATCCTGGTAACGTAATGGATAAAGGCGCAGTCAATGGCCTTCGTGAGTGGTTCGAAAATGTAATAGGGGTCGAACATGATTAAAAGCAACAACATTATGACTATCGACGGCCATCCTGCTTCTGTTATCTACGAAGCAGAAATTAGGGCCTTTCGCGGCAAGTTTCTGGATGTCACCGGATATTGTGATTTCGTATCAAACAGTATTGACGGGCTTGAAAAAGAGGGACAAATCTCACTGGCTGAATATATAGAAACGTGCGAGGAAGAGGGAATTAACCCATTCAAGGAAGAGGGCAAGCTAAAATCTTTTACGCTTCGTTATCCTGGCTGGCTGGAAGTTCGCTTGACTGCGGCGACAATATCACACGCAGTCTCAAAGAACCAGTTCATAGTTCAGCTGCTTGAGCGGGAACTTCAATAAAATAGATAACGCCGGACAGTGACAAAACTTGTTTTTATTGCTGTTTGGGGTTGACCACCCCAGCGATAACAGATACTGCAATAGTGACTTATCGAGGATACTTTCCTGTCCGGCCTTGATAAATGAAAAAGCCTACAGTATGTGGGATTGATAGATCTGTTAAGGTGATGGTTAAATTTTAATTAAGTATTTCTTATGAAAGTAATTTGTGGTGAAAGCCCCGTTTAAGGGGCTTTGTCGTCAATGTGGACATTGGGTGGACGATGATAGAAAAAGTATATTTATTTTCAATATGTTATGGGTTGTATGTAGACACCATCCCTGTCTTTTCTCCCGCCTTTTGGCGGGATTTTTTATCTGGCTAAGGTTAATTTACTTTAAAGTCAACCAGATAAAAATTTTATAAGCAACTGTAAGTAACGCGAAAATTCTTAAATGTGGACACTTTTGAGTGCTACGGTTGCTTGTTATTGCTAAATTTCTATGCCTCCATTTAGTGGATTTAACGTGATTGCAAATAGTCGGGTGCTAGATGAGCATACGCCATAGTTTGTTGTATATTGGCATGACTGAGTATTTGTTGCAGTGCAACAATGTTTCTACCTTTCATCACAAAATGACTTGCGAATGTGTGGCGTAGAACGTGCGTTGCTTGTCCCCATCTGGCACCCGTGCTGAGACATAGCAGCGCAATTTTTCTTTCATCCCCTAAATGAACTCAGGATAGCGATTGCGCGAAAAAATGAACTGACAGAACCATCAAGAGATTAAGAGGAAATATGATGCGTGATGATTTAGACCTCTACATTGAGGAAAGAACCAAAGAAAACCCCCGATTTAAAGCCACGTTAGCGGAAGAGGAGAAAGAGCTTGAGTTAGCGATTGAGATGCAGAATATGCTGACTGAATGGCGGAAAAATGCTGGGCTGACCAGCGCTCAGGTTGCTGAAAAAATGGGTATCAAACCACCGACTGTATCAAAAATAGAAAAAAATATCGTTAAGGCATCCATTGATACACTCAGTCGCTATGCGCGTGCCTGTGGTGTTAACGATATCAAAATATCCTTATCATTAACAAAGTGATCGTTTTTTATTCTTTTGTTGCGGGTGCGCAAAGGGTACATAAACCCCCCCATTCCCCGCACCAATCCGCAAGATCAAACAAGGATCTCATGCTCCACCAAGCACCAGTGAAG